TAAGTTCAGAGGCGGAAGCGGTCTTGAAATTGCAGATAACAGACGCAAACGCTAAAATAAACCATGGGGGGAGTTACCGCTCCCCCTATCTCCTCTTTCCTTGTCCTCTATACTTCTTAAAACTTGCCTTCTTTTTTTTGTTCATTGTACTTGTGATTGGATTACGACCAATTGAAGTACCTTTGTGAACTGGTATATGTGCTGTGTAAGTTTTACTCTTTCTCACTTAATTGTTTCCAAAACTCATCAAGAGCATTATGTTCACAGTTCATACATGGACAGCATGGACATTGACTTCCATTTGAGCAATGACACTCATGACCGCAGTTAGAACAAGTCATTCAATAATTCTCTTAATTCGTAAACGACCCATGTCATTTTCTAATTCGACCTTAAGTTCATCACATTTTACATAAATACCTTCTTGCCCCTCACCTATTTGCCGAGAAACAATACGTTTTTGCTCCAAACAAGATTTCATACCCTCTACACCTTCACCCATAGGCACATACTCAATTACTGTACCATTGCTTATCATCATCATAGTAAAAACTAGTTCGATCATCAGTAAGTTCCATTCTTTTCTTCTAAATCAATTATTCGTTCTTCGTGAAACTGAATTGTCATATCATTCTTTTTTATGTTCGGTATTTCGTTTTCAACTTGTTCTTTTAATTTATTCTGATTAGTTGCAAGAAATTCCACGAGCATGAAAAGCTCATTTATTTGTGGGCTAACCATATCTCCTTTAGGTACACCATCGATAAATTCGTTTGCACTTTGTAAATCTTTTGCGATTAATTGTAGTTCAGTCTCTATAACATTTAACCTCTCAATCACTCCGAAGGCAAACCACGAGCCTACTAGAATTCCACCAATAATCGTTATTAAATTTTTAGCCGGGAGACTGACTTTGCTGTCCTCCGACAAGTCTAATTTACTCGGCATCTTCTTCCTCAGCTACTTCTGCTTGAGTCTGTGCTGTTTCAAATACTCCTACTTCTGCTTGTGCTGTGATCTCATCATTGATAGTGCTGATTACTGCATCATCATCGATTACTGCACTTACAATCTGTTTATCAATTTCTTTCTGGAATGTGCTTGATCTTACACCACTTGCTTTTGCTTGTTGTAAGAAAGCAAGATCAGAAGCATAATCTCTGAGGTTGAAGCTATCAGGATAATCTATCTCTCCATCAAATGACTTGCCTTGCCACATAGCCCATAAAGACCATATTTGTTCTTCTGCATTCTCAAGTAAATCAGCTTTCTCACTTAATGTAGAATTGAGATTTTCAAACTCAGTCTGTAATGCAATCCCTGATTGTACTTGAGTTTTAGTTTGTCTGACACCAGACATATGAGTTGCTCTGTCTATCATCTCAATCTTTTGCTCAATTGATGATCTGATTTCACTCAAGTTTGATCCGCTTGGCTGTAACAGAAAAGGTTTCAATCCACTATCTAAATCATCTGGCATTGATATAATCGCACCAGCACCAGCACTAGCCTCAACTCCTTGAGTTTTTACTAGGCTAGGGTGGTTTGACAATCTGATTAGCTGTTCCATCTCAGATAACTCGTTGTAAATAGACTGTTGCAATAATGCAACATCTGTTAGATCACTAATTCCTACACCAAGTCTAGGCGATCTTTTGTTATATAAACAAATAGCTGGTATTTGACCAATTTGATTTGACTTTACCTCTAATGTTTTTGGCTTTCCTCTGTCTGGTACAAACACATAAGAAATTTCATTTGGTGTCCACATTCTATAATATGACCCATCAGATGTTACTTCTTCTCGCACTTTAATGTAATCCAGTATGTATTTACCACTTGCGGCTCTTACATAGTTCCAGTCCATAACATTATCTGGAGTTATCATAGTCAGATATGGTCTAATATCTTGACTTAGTTCCTCTGCTCTTGTCTGCGCATTGCTTTCAGGTTTATCTACAAAAATCCAAACATTTCCATATACACTAGAATAGGTCTGTGCATTCTTCATAAAAGCATTAAAGTTTTGCCCATCTAAGTCTGTATCATTTAAGAATGATTCTAAACTAGGATCATCTTGTAAAGAGCCATATTCTCTTGTCGGTGGCACTCTAAATAAAAAACTAGAGTAAATACTGATTATATTTCTGCAATGATTGTCTATGGGTGTATAATTTATTCTGTTCTGATATTCTAAATCTAGTTCCATTGCATATTCATGTAAGAAACTACCTGACCTATATTCTTCTCCACCAAGATATGATCTCAAGTAAAAGTTCCACCTATTGATCATAAGATCATAGTTTTCGTGCTTGTTTTCTAAAAATTCTTTGTCTCGAATTAATGAATCTATATTTTGACTTATTGAGTACATTATTTGACGCTCCATCTCTGAGGTAATTGTTTTGTATATTGTTTTCTTATAGGGAACAAATAATCCACCGCATATCCTATCGCATCGTTCATATGGTCAAATCCGCTATCCTTATCAGGTTGCGTAGTTCCCTCTTTGTAAAGGTGTCTTTCCAAGCCTCTAATAATATTCTTACACTTAGGGTCAATAAACATCATTCTTTGCTCGTTTGTATTCTTTAGCCGGGAGTTTACAGCATTTATTCTATCTCTTATCTGAGGGTGAACATTCTTCACTCTTACTGTAAACCCGGCATTTTGTAATATATTTAAATCAGTTCGTCCACCAGCAGAAGTTTTGCGTTGCTTACTAGCTGGGTCAGGATAGACAATAATTTGTCTGTTTGGGTATCTTGCTTTAATCTCTTTTACCAATTCGTCTGTATTTGATGAGTATATTACGATCTCATCAATAAAATTGATTGTATTGTTTTGTAATTGAAAGACTGCCGCCGACATTGGATCTATATTAAAATCTACTCCCAAATGTAAGGTGGTATTATTATCTTTCAAAATTTTTACATTCTCATCTCGGTCAAAGTTGTAATAGATAGCTCCAGCATAAGTCTCAAATGTTGCCAGATATTCTTGTCTGAATGTCCGTTCATCAAGATCGTTTTTTGCTGAGTTTATCTCATCTTGATCTACTTGACCGCCATCAAGAGTAGTAAACTGAAAGCTCGTCCAGTCTTTGTCCTCTTTACCCTTACAAAAAATATCGTAAAACCAATTGCCATAACCTCTTGGAGTACCACAGAACAAAGCATCACCTTTGACACTTCGATCTGATAGTGTTGGTCTGAGGACACTATACCAAGCCTCTGAGGGTACATCAGCCGCTTCATCTATGCAAAGAAAGTCCAAACCAACACCTCTAAGGCTGTCAGATGATCTATCTGCACCTCTTAATGAGATTTCAGAATTGTTATGTAATCTAATCGTCAAATCTGTTTCGTTGATGTAACTTATCAAATTATTAGCTACTGCAACTTCTTTTAGTTTTGCCCAACATATCTGTCTTGCTTGTCTGTAAGTTGGTGCTACATACCAAACCTTTTGCTTGGGTTCTTGACAAGCATATTTCAATAACTCGCCTATTGCTAAGTAAGTCTTTCCAAACCTTCGCCCTGTAACTAAAACTCTGTTTCTTGCTCTACTTTGGACTACTTGCTTTTGTGTTGCTGTTAATGGCATCTATCTTTACTTGTATTGTAACCTTACGACCAGCATATTGACTGTTTAAATAATATTCTTTTTTCTCATCTGGTTTTAATTCATTTACCTTCTGATTAAGCCATTGCATAATCTTTGAAGTATCACTCACAATTTAAAACCTTTTTTCCATGCTTGTAAGCTCCAGTAAGCTGGAGATAATGTCTTTTGACCTTTAACTTTATCCAAAACAGCACCCATTCTAGCATTAAATGATCTTCTCCTTGCTGGATCATTTCTACCAATGCTCATTCCTTTTTGACCAAAATTAATCTTCTTAATATTCCCGGTCTTTTTATCTCTTACAAATACCTTAAACTTCTTCACATCACCACGACTAGGTTTGTTTAGTTTGACATCTCTACCTCTATATTTAGCCA